TGACGGGAGATGCTCCGCACGGTCAAGGTTTACGGGCACTTGGCAGAGCACTGCGGTCAGAGCGTGTTTGAAGCATTGGTGCGTGTGCCCGCTGATGCGATCAAGTTTTTGCTGTGTAATTTCCCCGAGCTTCGCAGCTTGATGCGGGACGGTTACTACAAGGTTGCTGTTGGCAAGTTTGATCTGCAGTTGGCGGACCAACCTCAGCAACTGCACTACCCGTTAGCTGCGGATGACGTGGTGAAGATCATTCCCGTGGTTTCTGGTGCGGGTGGCCGAGGGATTGGTCAAATTCTTTTGGGTGCTGCGTTGATCAGTGCTGCGATTGTTTTTGCCCCAGCTGGAGCGGGGTTTTTAGGAGCTGGCCAGGGAGCCACGGCAGGGGCATTTACCCTTGGCGCGGGGGCTTCTGTTGCAGCAGGCAACTTGGGTCTTGCTTTGACTCTTGGTGGTATCGCGCAGATGATTACGCCCGTGCCAAAGCAGTCTGACTTTGGCGAGGCAGACCCTAGTGGCGGCTTTGCCTTTTCTGGCCTGCAAAACGTCAGCCAAGAGGGCATCCCTGTGCCTGTTGTTTACGGCGAGATGATCGTTGGTAGCGTGGTTCTAAGCACCGGCTTGATTGCAGACCTGGAGTTCTAACGATGCCACTAGACAATCTTAATTCTAGGCAAAGGGCTCAAATCGTTGATCTTTTGTGCGAAGGCGAGATTGAAGGCTTTCCTAGCGCTATTCACCCTGATGGCGTAAAAATTAGCCATAATCTTGTCCCAGAGCAGTACGCAATCGGGGCGCTTAAAGACGTATTTTTTAACAATACACCTGTTCTAAATTCTGCCGCTGAGGTAAGCAATTCAAGTAAGCTTTCTGATGCAAACATCAAAGAGAATCTAAATTTTGATGTTGACAAAGGGGTGTTTCAAGTTGAACTAGGAACTCAGGATCAACCACCTCTTTCTGCATTCGGCAATTCAACAAACAAAAGCACTGTTCAGGTCAACACTGAAGTTCCTAAGGCAAGCGTACCCGCAGGCACCAAAAATCAAACGTTTTTTAAGAGCGATGGAACGCCAGTAACAAGAACGATTACTGATGCTGATGTTGACCAAGTAAACATCACCGTAGGTGTTCCAGCACTTACACGTGTCAAAGACAATGGAACGGTCAAGGGAACTGAGTTTCGCTACAAGATTCAGATTAAATACAACGGTGAGTCTAGTTTTGCTAATGTGCCTCTTGAGGGCAGCACGGACACTATTGACAACGAAGGATATTTAGGGGATGGAAATTTTCAGCTTGAGGGTTATACACCAGACCTGTACCAGCGTACACACGTTCTTCCTCTTGATACCAAGACAACTAACGCTGAGGGAAACATTGTAAATAACACAGCAAAATACCCAGTAGAGATTCGTGTTATCAGGACGACGCAGGAGGTCAGGTCGAACGATGAAACAATTCAAGATACGTTTATTTGGTACAACTACGTTCAAGTTATTACCGACAAAACGCGTTATCCAAATAGCGTAGTTTTTGGTTTCAAGTTTGACGCGCAGCAGTTTCCAAGCATTCCAAAGCGGACATTCCGCATTAGAGGGCTGAAGATTCGCATTCCTCACAACGCAACTGTAAGGGCTGATGGCTCGCTTGATTACGACACCAATACGCCTTTTAACGGGTCATTTAAGGCTGCACGGGAATGGACTAACGATCCGGCGTGGATCTTGTATGACCTGTTGACCAACACCCGCTATGGGCTTGGTTCGTACATTCTTACCCCAGAAGAGCGTAAGGAAGCTGAGGCCAGGACTGGAGATCAGTTTGAGGGAACGACTGACGTTACCAGCAACCTTGATGTTTACAGCTTCCAACAAGCAAGCGCATATTGCGGTGAACTAATAAACATTCCTGGCGGAACAGAGCCGCGCTTTAGCTGCAACGTTCTAATCAACTCGCAAGGTGATGCTTACAAGCTGATTCAGCAGCTGTGCTCTGTATTCAGGGCAATGCCTTTTTGGGAAGCTGGAACGTCAGTTGCCGGAACCGGCGGCATCTCTATCGCACAAGATCGCCCAGAAGATTTTTCGTACATATTCAACCAAACCAACGTTACGCAGGAAGGCTTTAGCTATTCAGGCTCCAGCATGAAAGGTCGCCCAACTTGTGTGGCGGTCAGATATTTTGACATGGAAGCTCGGGACTTCCGTCAGGAGCTGGTTGAGCTAAACAGTCAGTTCATCAACTCAGCAGACCCGAACGTCAACTTCCTAGATAAGTACGGCTACAACAAGGAAGAAATCGACGCTTTTGCCTGCACTAGCAGGACACAGGCTTATCGCTTGGGCAAGTGGTTTCTCTATACAAGCCATCGTGAAACCGAGATTTGTAGCTTCTCAACTGATATGGCGGCAGGGATTACTGTTCGCCCAGGTGATTACGTCAAGATCAGCGATCCAGTCCGTGCTGGGCGTGTAGTTGCGGGGCGAATCTCATCTGGCTCCACAACTAGCGCAATCAAGCTGGATCGAAGCGACACCGAGATGTTTGGAGCGAGTGCGCCATCAAACTTTGTATTTCACACGATGCTGCCTGACGGCAGTTACTTCCAGTCACCTAACTCAAACATTGTTGGTAACACAGTCACTCCAGGCAGCACGCCGTCAATAGCTCCTACAGCTGGAGCGCCGTTCAACATTGGCTACTCGGACGTAAACCTGACGCAATGGCGCATCCTTACCGTTGAAGAGGGTGACGGCGTTTTTACGGTTACAGCAGCAGCGCATGAGCGCAATAAGTACCAAATCATTGAGGATCCAACCTTTTCGTTTGGTGCGCGGACCGTTACTCAACTTGCTGAAAAGCCAGACGCGGTTACAAACTTGCAGCTTGAAGAAATTTTTTACGAAGAAGGTGACAAGGTTCTTCAGAAAATCACGGTCAACTGGCAGCAATCAGTTCGAGCTAACGAGTATGAGGTCGAATACAGGTTAGATGCGGATAATTCGGTAAAGGTTTCTGTCGCTGGTACGGGCTACGACATTTTAGATACGCAGGTTGGCCGTTATTACGTTTCTGTCCGTGCTGTCGGCTATGACTTAGACGTTGAGCGAACAGGCAAGCGGTTTAGCAGCGCAACCACTGCAACCCTCAACGCTGTCGGCAAGACCGCTCCGCCATCCAACATTGCTGCTCTAAACATCACCCCAATCGACCAGCACGCTGCTGAGCTGCATTGGCCTGAAGCGACTGACCTTGACGTAAAGATTGGTGGAACGGTGGAGATTCGCCACAACCCCCGAACCACTGGCGATATCAAGTGGTCGCAATCAGAAAAGATTGTTCCAAGCGTCAACGGCAGCACAACCCGCAAGATCGTTCCGCTGAAAGATGGGCACTATCTTGTTCGCGCCAAGGATTCTGTCGGCAACTACGCGCCACTAACCGGAATCCCGACAGTCAAGATTGAGCTGCCTGAGCCTCAAGATCTCGAAGTTGTTCAGACTTTTACAGAAAGCCCGAGTTTCCCCGGAACGTTTTCGCAATCGTTCAATAGCGTCGATGAAGGCGGCATCACGCTTGAAGCTGACGGCCAGATTGATGACATCACTGATTTTGACAGCGTTACCAACATCGATTTCTTTGGCGATGTGGTGTCGGTGGGCAACTACATCTTCGCCAACACGCTCGATATGGGCGCTGTCTATGACGTTGAGCTGTTAGCCAACCTGCAGATTACGTCGATTAACCCAGATGACTTCTGGGATTCGCGGTCAGACAACATCGACACCTGGGACGACATTGATGCTGACGACCTGTCAGAGACCAACGCTGAACTGTATTCACGTTCCACCAATGATGACCCGAGTGGTTCCCCGACCTACGGCACTTGGGAGCCGTTTGCAAACTCCACTAAGCGCGGGCGTGGCTTCCAATTCAAGGTTGAGATGGAGACTGGCAATGACTCACAGGATCCTGTCGTCCAGAGCCTTGGCGTTACGGTCAGCTTGCAGCGCCGGACGGAGCAGCAGCGCAACATCAGCAGTGGAACGTCGGCTAAAGCAATTACATTCCCATCGGCCTTCTACAGCACTCCAAGCATCACGATTACAGCGACCAACATGGCCACTGGCGACTTCTTCGAGCTAAGCAGCGTAAGCAGAACTGGTTTCACCATTACTTTTAAGGCGTCTGGCGGTAGCATTGTGGATAGGAACTTCGACTATCAAGCCGTTGGGCACGGCAAGGAGATCACCTGATGGCACAAGCAACTGATTATTCACTCGCTAACCAGTCAGGGGCGAACTTCCGTACCGAACTGAACTCGATCCTTGGGGCGGTTCAGACGCTCAACAGCGGATCGTCAGCACCGAGCAACTTGGTTGCTCACATGGTGTTTCTGGACACCAGCACCACACCGGCAACCCTGAAGATCAGGAATGCGGCTAACGATGGCTTCATAACCCTTGGAACGGCATCAACCAACTTTGGACTGGTCAGTGCCTCTGGTGCGACGTTTACGGGGGACATCACGCTGAACGCGCAATCTGATGTGCGTTTTGCCGACTCGGACAGCAGCAACTATGTGGCGCTCCAAGCCCCGGCCACAGTTTCCAGCAACGTCACATTCACGCTGCCTTCTGCTGATGGAACGGCAAATCAAGCGCTGAAGACTGACGCCAGCGGCAACCTTGGTTTTGCTTCCTTCCTGCTTGCTACTGAAACCACTAATGGTCAGGTGGTCACGGGTGGTGTACGTGGAGCGATTACAACGCTGACCGATGCGTCAACCATTGCCGTTGATATGGATGACAACAACAATTTTCAAGTGACGTTGGCGGGCAATCGAACGTTAGGTAACCCGACAAATGTTGTTGAAGGTCAGACTGGATTTATCGAAGTAATTCAGGACGGCACCGGAAGTAGAACACTGAGCTATTCGTCAAACTATCGCTTTGTTGGTGGTACGGCACCGACCCTGACGACTACTGCAAGCGCAAAAGATGTGTTGGCGTATGCGGTGCTTTCTGACGAGAAGATTATGATTACTGCACACCTGGACGTTAAGGCTGCTTCCTGATGACAGTTCCCGGTAATCTTTCTTCCCCGCTGCTGGCAACTGCTGCTGCTGCAGCTGCTGCTGCAGGGCCGATTAAGTCGCTGCGTTTCAACGGTGCTGACCAAGCTTATTTAGCTAGAACATTTTCTTCTGCAGGTAACACGCGCACATGGACGCTTTCGTTTTGGATTAAAAAGGTCAGGGATGGTGGCAACTGGATATTTGCAGCTAGAAGTCCGTTAAACGATTCGCTTATTAACCTTGTTTTTAACGGCAATGATGAGTTTGAGGTTGGTCATTACAGTTTTTCAAGCATAAGAACCGCGAGAAAATACCGTGATTACAGCTCTTGGTATCATATAGTTCTGGCAGTTGACACGACCCAGGCAACAGCTTCTAACAGGATTAGGGTATATACAAATGGAGTTGAAGAAACTTCTTTTACGACTGCAACCTATCCATCACAAAACACACAATACAACGTAAATACAGCATCTTTGCATACGTTTGCTCAATCTGGTAGTGACTATGGAAGTCATCAGTTAGCTGACATTTACCATATTGACGGCTCACAGCTTGACCCCACATCATTTGGGGCGTATGACTCAAACGGCGTCTGGCAAGCTGCAGAGTACACAGGGACATTTGGAACG